TTACATTACCAAGATTTTTAAAATCAAAGTTTAATATTTTTGATTGTTGTATTTTCTTTTTAGTCATCAATCTCTACCTTTATCTTACCAATTGAAGTAGTAATAGTGGAGTTATGCACTTGGTTAAAAGCATCTAACCATTCAGACCAACTAGCTTTCTTCAATTGCTGTAACGTCTTCGGACTCAACTTCAATCGTTTTGGCGTTATAGCCATCGATCTTGTTTGATAGTTCCTTGAGTTTTTTTTCAAGTTGCTCACGTGACATACCCTCCAAACCACTAACTGTTATTTCTTTTTTATCTACGTAAGCACCAGCCAGTTGACCAGATCTATACTCAGCATTGATAGCAGCAGCGAATTGTTTTTCTTTCTCTGCCTTGTCAGCGATTCTTTCTAACCTTTTATATCTTCTAAGGTTGTCACCTTCGTATTTTTTAATTTCTCTTTCAAATAATTTATCAAAATATTTTGCAATATGGGGATGTAGCTTTCTTGATAACATTCTAGATGCAACAGAGCTATAATCTTTTTCATTAGTACAAACATAACCTGCACGTTTTAATGCTTCAGCTTGAGTAATTGATCCCCAATCTTTCACATAAATTTCTACAAACATTTTTTGTTTAGGGGTTAGATCGAGTTCAGTTCGTAATTCTTTTTTCTTGAGTCCACCAGGCATATTATTTTAATTTTTGGATTGTATAGGTAAGATTTTTTTTAATTTTTTGTAAGTTATTTTTTCTTTTGGGATCACTAACCAAATGAAATCTAGTATCTGCTCTTTTGTAAACATTTTTAAGTTTATTTGAAACATCAGAAAGTACATCACTTTTAGCTTGAGCCTTAGTGCCGCCGGACTCTTTTTTTATTTTTGAGGAATTTTTCATACCCATTTCTCTTAAAGTTTTATAAGTTTTTTTAAAAAATGGTAGTACTAAGAAACCACCTTTTAACATCTTAGGTGGTTGTCTAACAGCTTTACCAGTATAAGCTTTTACAATTTTCATTTTCTTATACATAATTAAATTATCCCACCTCTTTTGTTTTTTTTAATTTTTAAATATTTTGGATCCATTAAAATATTTCGAACACCAGCTCTTTTTTTAATAACTTTATTAAAGGTTGTTTCAAAAGCTTCCCTACCTTCTTTAGGCATTTTAATTTTTCTCATTGCACCTAAGGAAACATTTTTAACATCTTTGGCTGTCTCTACTCTTTCTTGAGCTCTATTTAAATAAGTAGTTTCTTTAGTGGATTTTAATTCTTTGCTTTTTCTAAGTTTTCTAACATCAGATCTATCCTTATTAACAGCACCAACAACTCTTTTAATTAAACCTTTCCCAAGCATTAAAGTAAGTTCTAATTTTTTCTTCATAATTAAATCATACCACCTTTTTTCTCTTTTCTTACTTCTCTAGTTAATTTTCTATCAACTTTCAATCTTTTTACAGCACTTCTAGGTAAAATCAACCTACTGTATCTACCTTGTCTTTTTGATGGAGATGAAAACGGATTTCTTTTAGGTGCAAACTTGGAAAACAATCTTCTACCAACAGCAGTTTCTCGGGCTGTTAAACTGCCTTTTAATATTAACCTGTCTTTTTTAGGAACACTTTTAAAATCACCTGTGGTTTTAGCAAAACTTTTAGCAGCTATAATTCTTTGTTTATCTGCTTTTTTAGTTTTAGCTCTCTCAAAAGCAAACCTACCTTGAAACTTATCATTAATCTTATTACCTGGTGCAGAAGACAAAGCTTTATTTTTACTGACGCCTCTAATCACATCAACACCTTTTTTAAGTAATAGTAATTTTTTCATCATAATTTTCTATTATATAGATATTTCAGAGTAATGACTACAACCCTACAACCAACTGTTTGCGTTCCCGCAAGAATGGTGTATCCAAGATACACCATAGATACACCATAGATACACCATTAAAATTGATTAAAACCATTGGTACAATTGAATAATAGAACATTAGATACACCAGATACACCTCTTTTACCCCCTGAGCACTTTTCTTTTTCAATCACTCTGTATAATCTATATAGTAGAATTTCTGTGACATTTATACAACAGTAGGTTGCAGCACATTATCCGTTGTCCGGTGTCCCTTGTTCTGTTATATATTACACATGTTTCTGGAGGTATTTAGATTGCTCTCTGTTATATCCTCCAGAGACCTAATCACTTAATCTTTTTAAATTTTCTTTTAATATCAGAGTCTTAATATATCTTCGCTCTTCCTTAGTAGAAGCCTCTCTATACTTCCTATATAACTCTCGATACCGAATCCAGGACAACTGTAATTTAGTAAAATAAATTTTTTTAGTATCAACTAACTTTAAATACTCCCCTCTTACAAAATCAGGATCCATGTCAGCCCCCCAACAGATGTCTTGAAATTCTGTAGAATTATCTACAAACCACACATGACTATCGTACTTATAATAAGTATCTTTTTTAAATCCTGAAGAGTTCGCAGCATCCTCTAACGCCTGCACCAGGATAGCTTGAAACAGTCTCTGTTCCGGATATTCTTTAGTGTTTAAAAGTTCCGTGGCCAATTTAATGCCCAAAAACTTTAATAAGGCTGGTGAGCAACTCATAAGCTTTTTTCTCCTTTATCGGAGAATATTTTTTTCGTGTATCAAATGCTGATTTTCGCCAATCCTTTTTTATATAGACTTCATAGTAAAGATCCCACATACGGGTCAGGTATTCCGTCCGTTCTTCTCCGGACATAAGACTCATTATGGCTTTACTCTGTCTGATTAATTTATCAGTTTGTTTGGCACTCATTTGCATAACCACAGTGTGGGAAAAGATATGGATTGTGTGATCTAACACCGTGGTTAAGCATTTTTAACAACCAGTTTTATGCCTTTAGCTTGCGCTGCGGCCTTTCTTCCTGATCGCCATCTATCCTCAATTTTCTCAAGGAAAGAAAGACTAAAATTTCCTAAACCAAAGTCATTTCCACAATACAACTGAAACATTAAACTTGTTAACTCATCATACGTTTTTTTATTAGGACAGACCATAACAAGCTTGTCCAACGCATGGTTCAATGCTTCTTCACTACTCTTCATAGCTTTTTCACCCACAAAATATCCTTTTGTTTTAAAGTTAAATTTGAGTTTCGTTGTTACATGGAAATAAAGTGTTTTGAAAGCCCCACTTATTTCATTTAGGCTTAGGAATACTATTTAATTAATACGTATTTTAATTTTGATTGCAAGTAAAAAAAAGGGCCAGTCTCCCGGCCCTAATTCAACATCGATGTTTATTACTTACTTGAGGAGTTTCTTCCCTTGGTTAAGTAAATTCTCTTTCATTTTAACTTCAGCAACACCTTCTTTTTTTGCGATTTTTTTAATACTATCGCTGACCATTTTCTTGATCATGTTGCCTGGGTTTCTAAGGCCATTTGCCCCCATAGCCCTAATGATTGTGTATGATTCGATATCAACAGCAATTGATTTCCATTTGTTTACGTCCATTGTTTCTCCTATTTTTCTTGATACTCTTTTGTTTTGAAAAACTCAACCAAATTAATTCTCTTACTTGGCACTCGTCCTGCATTAAATATCTTTTCAAATATTTCAATGTAATCAGCAGTAGAAGTTCCAGAAAGTAACCAACTCGATCTTTGTTTACAAGCAGTTTTAAATCTAGCAAAATCCCATCTAGGGTGTTTGTCAGCTATAACATAAGCATGCACCATAGAACGTTTCATTCTTTTACTAGAGTCTTCCATACCTACAAAGTATTTTCTTAGTTGCATCAGTTGTGATCCAATACGATCACAGTTTTCGATACCTCCTGCAGGGATTAAGAATAAACCTGTTTTAAAATCAGTAGATATTCTATTCCACAGACTAGATATTTTTAGAAGCAGTACAATTACTTCTGCAACATTCATACCATACTGTGCCATTTTACTTTTACAGATTTTATAATCCATTTTATTTCTAGCACAGTGTTGCCCCAAGTAATCATTCATGGACCAATTCTTACGCCCTGTGTTTAATCTAGCCACATCTAATGGATCTTCACTATCCATAATAATATATGGAATCTTTAGATCTAGTTGTTTCCTAGCTTCTAAGGTATGTTGGCCATCAATGACCTCCATGTTTTTATTAACTCTAATTGGATCTTGAAGATCTCTATCAGAAATTAATTTCTTTAGTTGTTGTACGTGTGCTTCATCTACAGGCCTGTTGCCTCTAGTTTTTTTGAACTTCGTATAATCCGTAGTTTCAAAAAATTTATTAACGATCGCTTTGTTCATATCTTCTCCTTTTTGTTAATTGAACATTGTAAAAAATAATCCACCCATAATTATTAAAAATATTTTAGGTGAGATTAAAGTTATGAATAGTAGTAGAATGAAATATAAAACATTTTTATTATACATTTCCTTCTCCATGATAAGCTGCTATTTCTTCTTGTTGGTTTTGTATAGCTGCTATCTCTGAGTAAACTAAATCAGATGCTAGATATTCATTGATTGGGTAGATAGGGTGACCCCATTCAAACTCAAGTCTTACTGTTGCTAACCTTGTACGTTGATCTTTAAAGTGCTGATCATTTACGTCCATTTGTTTTCCATCAATTGTCAGGTGTTGTGTTTTAGAAAGTATAGAATCAATTTTTTCTATAAACTCTATAAACTCAGGTGACTTTGATTGTATGTTTATTTTAGTTGCTATTGCCATAAGGCCTCCTCTTTGTTATTGTTATATTATCTATATAAACATTTTAATGGGATATGCAAGTAAATAATAAGCTAGGATAATATAGGATGAAGTTTGTTTTAATTTTATACATATGTAGTATGACCAGTGGCCAGTGTCCTGGATCCAGTTACATGCCTTACGAATTCGATAGTCACTTAGACTGTGCATTAGCAGGATATCAACTATCCTACAAAAATCTTAAAGAACTTGATAAAGATTTAGTTAACAAAGAAAAAGTAGCAATTAAATTTGAATGTAAACAAGTACCTTCAATTTAGAGCGCAGAAGTCTTAGGGAAAAATTTTATTTTTTTTTATTAAGCTAGGTTAAAATTAACTAGCTATGTCTAAAAGACCTTTTTTTGCGTCTTCTACACTTTGATCATTGATCTTAACTCTGATCTCTTTGATCTTTATGTCTATCCACTTCATGTCGGTAGTCACTCTACCCTGTGCTAACGCTTGTGTTGCCCACTTGGACTCCAACTGAAGTTTCTCCGATATTAACTTTTGTAGCATTTCGGTTTATCTCCTCAAAGGTTATAAAAAGTAAGTCAGGATTTTCAAACCCCGCACCTTCTTTTTCTATTACATCTCCTGAGTCAACCTTCTTTACTAAATACTCAAGAGCGGCTTTATCATTTTCTGCCTCAAGCGTCTCATCAATATACATATTTTTGTATTTTACTTGGACACGATATAGCTTCATAAAATATTATATAGCATAATTACTGTAAATAGCAATATAGTGCTATTCTTTTGCTTCTCCCCATGATTTACCAAGGGCAATATCTACTTTTGAGGGAACTTTAAGGTTTTCAATGGCATTTTCCATTAATTCTTTCACATTCTTTATATCTGATTCCTCGTTTATAGAAAAACATAACTCATCGTGTATCTGTAATAATGGTTTAAACCCTGCTTTATAGCAATTAATCATAGCTTGTTTTGTTTGATCTGCAGCAGATCCTTGAATTAATCTATTTAAAGCTTTGTAGGTGAAGGCACGTCTTATATTATTACCATAAATGGCCTTAGCCTCCTCGTAATGCATCGCTTTATTCATTCCGAAGGTAGATGGCTCCCACATCTCAAATCGGCATTTACGGCCCCCTATAGTTCGAATAAAACCATACTTAGAAGCACTGTTGGTCACCTCAGTTGTTAATTTCTTAACAAAAGGAACTCTCTCTCCATATTGTCGAAGTAAGGCTTCTGCCTGGTCCTTATTAATACCTAATTCTTTAGCTAATTTTGCTTTACCCATACCATAAAATAAACCTAAATTAATAGTCTTAGCTTGAGATCTAGTAATACCTGCCATGTCAGCTACAATCTGATGGAAATCAGCAGATTCATTTTTATAAGCTTCAATGAACTCCGCTGCACCTTCGAATTTCGTATCCACAGATGCAGCGTAGTGAGCAACAAGCCTAGGCTCCTGTTGTGAGTAGTCGAAACTACCCCATTGTTTACCTTCTTCTGGTAAGAACAAACTTCTAATTTTATCTCCATACTCTTTGTTACGTGCAGGTATCTGCTGCAAGTTGGGGTTGGAGTATGATAAACGTCCAGACACCGTACCACCCTGGTCAGATCTCAATTGATTTATTTCAGAATGGATTCTACCTTTGTGAACATAACGTTGAATTGAATCTATGAATGTTGAATGAAATTTATTTATTTCTCTTGCTTCTCTTATTAGTTGCGCTATCGGGTTATCACAATTTACTAACCAATTTTGTGTAAAGCTTGGTTCTTCAGTTTTCGCTGTCCGTGGATACTCAACACCAATACGATCAAACACTTGAGCTACAGATCGAGCAGCCCAGATATCTACATCTAATGTAGTTTGTTTTTTAATTTCATGCAAAATTGTTTTTTCTTTAGCTACAAATTCTTTTTTTAAACCTCTAGCCTTTTCTTCGTCAACTCTTATACCTCTACGCCTTGTATCAATCAAAATAGGCAATAATTCCATTTCCATTTCCCAAACATCGTGTAGGGACTGCTTAGATACCTCTGTTTTAAGCCTATCCCATAAACGTAAGGTTAGCCCTGCATCTTGCTCTGCATAGAAGCCTACGTAGCCCGCAGGCAGCTTCCACATGTCAGCTTTAGGATCAATTCCCCATTCTTTAGCTTTTTCATTTAAAAAAGTTTCGTTTTTAATTTCACCTAAATAATCTTTAGCACAAGCATTTAAACTAAAACTAAATCTATTTTCATTAATCAAAGCTGCAGCAATCATAGTGTCTACAATTTTTCCTCTGATTTCAAACCCATTAACTAATAACCAACCCACATCATAACTTGCATTATGAAATATTTTAGTTGCAGGTAGTTTTAATATGTCTTGCATCCAAGCAGTTGTGATCGCAGAGTCCATGTTACCTCCTGCGTCATGAGCTATAGGAAAGTACCACTGTTGGCCAAGTGCAGCTACTGCAAAACCTACAATGTAACCATCGAAAGTTGCCCATCCTGGTCCTTTAGTTTTAATGTTTGGATCTTTAGTTTCTAAGTCAATTGCAATCTCAGTTGCTTTAGATAAATCTGGATACTCTGCTGGACAAACCCAATCAGAGTCGTTGTATATAAAATTTAATTGATGAGTCATTGTATTTTTCTACTTAAACCAGAGTCTTCTATTAATTTACCTTCATATATTGTTTGTTCAGCCAATGCGCAATCAGCACAGTAATAATTATATTTATAGACTATAGCTGCTACCCATTCATTACACTCCTCACACATAATTAATTTATTTTTTCTTTTTTTTGTCATCCTGCATTTTTTTAATTTCTAAGTCACAGTAATGTTTTATTTTTTCTAAATCTTCAATACCATTTTTGTAAGGATATCTCAAAACATATTTAATAACGTTACCTTGAAAAAACGTAAGTTCATTTTTAGAAATGAATTCATAGGGTTGGATTAAATAGTGTTGGTAGTGGGATCCTCCAATTTGTTTATCTTGAGGGAAAGCCTCATCGAACATATTTTTATCTGACATAGTTAGCCTCATATTGTTTAAAGTATTTTCCTAATGGAAAATTATATTGATGATAAGTGCCCAACAGATGGAGTGTGCTTTTAGATCTGGTGGCACCTGTATACCAAACCCTAAGTTCTTTTACTTTATCTGCTAAATTTTTCTTGTCGAAGTGTGATGGAAAATTACATTTGCTCGCCAGGACAACATTATCTGCCTCACCACCTTTGACTTGATGTATTGTATCTATAATTATTTTTGGCGGTTGACTAAGATCTACACCTTCACTCATAAGTTTTTGAAAATATTTTTTATCCTTATCCTTAAATTTTCTTTTAAATACTTGATTCCATGGACCTTTTTGATCTCTCATACCACACCTTAAATGTAATTCATCAAAAGTAAAGACTTGATTTGGGTGTGCAAAACTCCATTTTTTACTATCCGTTGACCGGTATCCGTGGTCAATGTTTAACAAAAACTCATACATGGTTACAGCTTCTTCTCTAGTGATACTTCCACCTTCACATATCTTCTCCCAATAATTAATTGCTGAGAATTGATTCGGATCAAATGATTTATTATTTTTTTGATCTTGGTAATATAATCCTAGGTTTCGGGCCTCCTGTTGGAGCTCTCTTTTTACATCATTAATCCTAGCCAACACCATCCAACTTCCTTCCATAGTCCATGGAACTTTCTTTAATCCATTCCATCTATAAACAGCACCTTCTTTACCGTTAGAATAAAACTCTTTAGGTATACGATTATTACCCATAGAATTTAATAAACCTTTAGAAAAAAAATGTATGTCTTTATTTAATCTTACACTTCTCTTTAACACTAATGATTTACCTGGAAAAGTTTGAAACAAATTAACATCAGCACCATTCCATTCATAAATAGCTTGGTCATCATCACCTGCAATATAAACTCGCTCTACTGCACTTGCCATTTTGACTACCATGTCCCACTGCAGGGGAGTTAGATCTTGAGCTTCATCGACCATTAAAATTTTAAAAGGAACTACAAGGCCATCATCAATAAATTTTTTTACCATGTCTGTAAAATCTAATCTGTCCGCTGTTCGGTGTCCGTCATCCGTTTCAAGGATCTTAAATTCTTCGTAACCTGCGATAATAGATTTAAACTGTTGAAGTCTTACTACTTTTCTTGGTTGTTGTTTGTACAACCACACCGGATCCACTTTCATGTTTCTTGCTCTATCATATATTTGTAAGGACCAATTGTTATATACTTTTTGATCATCCCAAGTATCTTTGTAACCCACCTTCACCGTTCCATACTGAGTGTGAAATGTTAGCAGATCTGCCTTAGGATCTAATACGGGAATTTCAGCAAACTGTTGTCGGGCCAGAGAATGTAGTGTTCTAAAATATGAGAAAGCATCTTCGTCATAACCTTTAAACTTTTGTCTAACTCTTGCAACACATTCGTTAACAGCTTTGTTAGTAAAAGATACATAACAAATTTCGTCTGGAGAATAACCCTTCTCCAAATACCTCTTAACCCTTTTAAGTAAGTTTTCTGTTTTTCCTGTTCCTGGTGGTCCAAAAATTTTAATTGTCTTCCCACGCAGCTGTTGCTTTAGTAAATTTGACATCTTTGTTTTTATGCTCCGTTTGTTTTGGTAAAACTACAACCCAATGTCTAGTTTGTATTCCCTTGAACTTAGCTTTAGGTAAAGCTTTTCCTTGCTCAAGAAACCTAGTACATTCTTTCTCGTTCCAATTATAACCCATTTTTTTCATGAAAGATCTAAACGTTTCAAGTTTAAATCTCATCTCATTCTCATCTTTCCATATATTTCCAGAATCTATTTGATCAAATTCTGTAGTATCTTCAACATCCTCAATGAACTTTGTCATTCTAGAGTTAAACACATCTTCTTGCTCTTCTCCTGCATTAAAGCCTTCCATATCTTGCTTGTTAGTTATTAATTCATCTAACCAATCTCTGTATGGATCTGGATCTCTTTTACTTGGCTTCAGTGATCTCCAAACAATATCGTAGTTAAGTAACTGTTCCCCTAACAACTGCTGTTGGTATAATTGTTTTGTACTAAGTCTAATTGATTTACCTTGAATAGGTAGAATCCAATAAGGCTCTGGATAAGAATTTACTTTTAAAAGTTTACCCACTTCAGGTA